CCCCTCCCACGGACATAATAAATTCCTGACTACCAGGGAGTTATGTAGGGGGGCTGTTCAACATGTTTTATACAACGGGGGGAGACATTTGGAAATGTCCTCCAGGCTATTATAACTTTGGGGTGGAGGGTGGGACATGGTGTATATAGAGCCTGTATAGAGAGAAATGGTGCATAATATAGCATTCATGTAAAAGATTGTATTTGAATATGTTGTAAACATGTTGTATCTTTGTTCCCAACTAGAATATGGAACCTACAGCTAAAGGGATATTACAAAGGCTTAAGAAGACAGAAACAGATGAATACTGTCTAGCACAGAGGTATTATTCTATATTGTCAGCTGTGAATGATCTACGTCTGACAAATAGGGAAATACAGCTTATAGCCTTTGCAGCTATTAAAGGGAATATAAGCTATGCTAATGTGAGGCAGGAGTTTTGTCAGAAGTATGGTAGCAGTGAGGCTACGATTAACAACCTGATTTCCAAGCTTAAGAAGATGGGCATCCTGGTGAGAGACACGGCCAAGGTGAGGGTCAATCCCATTATTGTGCTGGATTTTAATAAGGCTATTTCCCTAGAAATAAAGCTAGACGCTCATGGAGGATAGAAAGCCAATTAGTATGTCTATGAAGGACTGGCTAATTAGAAGGCTGGCCCCAAAGCTTATGATTAGTGAGAAAACCATAGAAACTGTCATCAACCACCAGTTTCAAAGCGCTAACGAAGCCCTTGTTAATAATAAGACAATTGAAATAAGTGGGTTTGGGAAGTTTATTTTTAACACGAAAAAAGCCGTTAAGAAAATGAACACTCTCCAAAACATAGAAGCAGCCCTCCAAAGACAAATAGAAAACGCAGCGCTCAGTGACAATAAGAGACGCACAGCAGCCATGAAGCTAGAGGGTGTGAGACAAGCCATAACAGCCCTAAAACCAAAAATTACAAATGAGCAAGCTGTCGCAGATTTACGAGGGGTGGAGGAATAACCTACTGCCTCCCAAAGATCTATCCGAGATAATTGAGCTGACAAGCAAGGAAAGGCTAGACATATGTGACAAATGTCCCCACCATTCCAAGCGCCATAAAACCATCAGACCAGACGATCATTGTACACATTGTGGATGTACGTTGTCTGCCAAAACAAAATGTCTGTCCTGTGCCTGCCCTATAAATAAATGGGGAGCACTGGTGACAGAAGAACAAGAAGACGAAATGCTACCGCCTGATGGAAAAGAATAATGAGGTGCGTCTAAAGAAAATACCCCTATTTATTTTCTTAGAAGCCTTAACAGACATATACAATAGGGGTGTTGATTATGTCGACATCATAGGGGTGCCAGGAGAAGAACAAGACTCCATAGGCATCTCTGTAAAGGAAGAATATTTTTCAAACAGTGAGGAAGAAGAGGATGAGGAAAATGTAAAACCACCCAAAGACTTTCTCTCTGACGAAGATTTAAACCAAATAATATGAACCCTGTAGTGGAAGCATGGCTGGTTATTGAAAAACTAGCAGCTCTAATTGCCACCCCTGGTGTAAGCGAGGAGGTGAAAAAACTGGCTAACGAAGAAATAGAAAAACTATTAACGTCCATCGTTAAGCCCAGTCTCACCAAGTTTACAGCAGCTAGCTCAGGGATTGTGCTGTAAATCATTATATGTTGATGAGAAAACACTACCAACAAGCCCTACAGGTGCTCCAGGCCCTGAGTGTAAACTACCCAGAATATAACATGGGTAGACACCTAGCCACTGCGCTAGATGAATATGGAGACATCTGGGGACTGTCAGACAAGGAGCTCCTGTTTGCTTTGGAGAAGTATAAAACCCAGCTAGACATGGACATTCCTCATACAGATGATAAGGAGCTAGATCAAATCATCAAAGACGGAATGAACCTAGACAGCATATTAAAAGAAGAAGAAGATGGCGAAGACTATTAAAAAAACTACATATATAAATGCTGAGCTCGATTGGGCTGAACAACAGCTACAGAGCTGGAAAGCTTATGTGGATGCCAATCCTCTTCATGAGCTGAAAGACCGTGTAGAATGGAAACCAACATCCAAAGGGGGAATGATACCCATGGTGATTGCTTCCATCGAGGCACAGGGTAAGTTTATACAAGAAACAATGAAAAACTACCTAGCCTTGTTAGAAGTGGTGGAAAAGCTACGTGAGAAAGAAGAAGCTAAGGTGGAGGTGAGAGGTAGTGGTGAGCTGAGCACTATGGCTGAAGACTTTCTTAGAAGTAGGCGATAATGAGTGATATAAAAAGCATAGACTACAAAGATTGGTACATTAACCAAAAACGTATTCCTGACCGTGAGTCTGCTGAATACAAGCCATTCTTTGATTTCCACAAAGATTTATGCTTAAACGGGTGCATGATGAATGGGACATACATTAACCCATTTCTATATTGGCACCTAAACATCTGGCACACAGAGGTGGATGTTGTAGACGAAAGAGGTAGAATATATCAGAAATATGCCAACCCCCTGCTGCGTGATAACGAGTGGGTGGTGACAAATGAAATAGACAGAGCCCAATTTGAAAAGAAAGGGCTGGTGATACTCGGTATTAGACGTTTTGCTAAGTCTGTCATTGAGGCCAGTTATATCGGATGGGGCGCAACATTTGACGAGAATTCCCAGAATGTGATCGCTGGGTTGAATGCTCCAGATATCAAGCTGATCACAGATAAGCTGGACAAAGGCCTCAACTTTCTACCAGAAGCCTGGAGATGGCAAAGAGTAGAAGACAATTGGAAAAACCAGGTGACACTGGGTATTAAAACTAGGTCTGGAGAACGTATACCGTTTTCCCAAATACTCATCCGTAACCTGGATGAGGGAAACAACGAGGAAGCGATTGCTGGTACAAAACCACGTAAACTGATTATAGATGAGATTGGAAAGGGTAATTTTCTCAGAGGGTTTCAGGCAGCTGTGCCAGGCTTTACCACGCCTTATGGATGGGGGTGCTCTCCAATTCTTACTGGGACTGGTGGTGACATGAAGCGATTCATGGATGCCAAAAGCCTCATGTTTGATGTAGACAATTTTAACTTCCTTACATACAATAACGAAAAAGATGAGAAAAGGATTCATGGCCTTTTCATTTCCTATAAATACAGAATGGAGGCTAAAGAGCCTTCCACACTTGGCACCTTTTTAAATCAACCAGAAGATAGTCCTCTGCACGAGGTGCCTATGCTGGTGAGCAATGAGGAAAAGGCCAAAGAAACTACAGAAACCAACTTAGAACGTTTAAAGAAAGCAGGAGATAGGGTGGCCTATCTAAAAGAGAAGATGTACTACCCAATTGAGGTGGATGACATCTTTTTAAATGAGGATACGAACATATTTGACATAGAAGCAGCTAAACGTCAGAAGTTCAGGATATTACAACAGGAACGCACGGGTATTCCTGTTCTACTTTTCCATGATGGAGAGAAGATAGCGCATGAGTTTACAGACAAACAACCCATCACTAACTTCCCCCTCAAGAACAGCGATTTAAAAGATGCTCCTGTTGTCATATATGAATTTCCAATTGAAAACCCTCCCTATGGCCTGTATGTAGCTGGTGTGGACCCCTATAGACAGGGACAATCAGCCTATTCATCCTCTCTTGGCTCTGTGTATGTCTATAAAAGAATGCACGACATTACAGGAGAGAAATATCAGGATATGTTCGTGGCTAGCTATTGTGCTCGCCCTGATAAGAAGGAAACGTGGGAAGAGCAAGCTAGACTACTGATTAAATATTACAACGCTCGCACGCTTTGTGAAAATGATGACATCTCCTTTATAGAATACATGAAAGCTAAAGGGGATGCCCACTATCTAGAAAAGCAGCCTGAGTGGCTAAAAGAAATAGTGCCTGGTACAACGGTGAAACGTGAATATGGAGTGCACCGCTCAAGTCAGAAGATAATTGACTATCTTCACAACTGTCTAAAGAAATACATGGAGGAGTCTGTGTACAAAGAGACAGATGAGAATGGAGATGTGATAAAAGAAATTCTAGGCGTGAGTAAAATTCTAGATCCTGTGCTGCTAGAAGAGATTATACAATACAATGATCAGGGTAACTTTGACCGTATTGTAGCAGCAGAGCTAGCCATTGCACAGGCTCTAAAGATGGACCCCATTCTAGGCAAGGTGGGAGGATCAGGCGATGGAAGAGTGCAAGCACTCTTTAAACCAAACAGAAATAACCAACTGTTTACAGAATCAAGAGGACTATTCAAAAGGAAAAAAAGTAAATTGTTCATATAATGGCCATTATAAGATATACCAAAGATGCTACCATTAGGTATGCCTATCTTAACATATTTCCTGACCAGTTTAAAACTGACAAGGAGAAGCAGGATGAGAGCTGGATTAAAAACACCATGGACTACTTTGCAAACAAAGCATATGCTGAGTATGTAAAGAACCGTGACACGTTTGTTAAAAACTACGACTTGATGAAGGGCATCCTGAGAATGGAAGACTTCTATCAAGAGCCACAGGTGAGAAGTTTCACTGATGTGCTAACAGCTGATCTACAGCTTCCTGCATATGTAAAGATGTATTCCATCATCACCACGCCTGTAAATGAGCTAGTGGGAGAAATCACAAAGCGTCCTGACACATTTCGTGTAAAGGCATTTGATGATGATAGTCAGGCTGAGGAGCTGGAATTTAAAACAGGTATTCTACAACAATATGTTATTTCTCAGGCAAAACGAAAAATCCTAGAGAAAGCTGCTATTGCAGGAGAGGAGATGGATGAAGAAGAGCTCGATGCTCTCACCATGGATGATGTGAAAGACCAGCTTGATAGCTACACCTCTGTAGCTGAGAAGTGGGCTAACCATGTCTTAACATGTCAGAAAGCAGAATTCAATCTAAAAGAGAAATCAGAAGATGCGTTTCGCGATATGCTAATTTCTGGTAGAGAGTTCTACCACATCTATGAGGACAACTCAAAACTTGGATTTAATATCGAGGTGGCCAATCCTAAGAACACATGGTTTCTCACCACTCCTGATAGGAAGTGGATTAGCGATCCTACAGGCAGAGCTCAAGGCGCATATGCTGCTGGTACAGTGCAAGTGATGGAGCTTTCAGAAATCATTGAAAGCATTCCCGATCTCACCAAAGAAGAGATAGATCACTTACGTTCATCTCTTCAAGACTACGGACTCATCAATGTACGTGAGTCCAACTTGGGTAATCCTAATGCTATTCCTGGTACAGATTCTATAATGTACGATACGTTTGACCCTTTAGTGCTTCAAACACGTATGATTATTGAATCAGAGATGAAGGAGAACAACGATGGATTAAAAGACTTCTTGGGCCTTACATCTAATGTAAGCTCATTTGGTTACAAATACGTTGTTGTACGTTGCTATTGGATAAGTAAGAAGAAGATAGGTAAGCTCATCTATTTAGACGAAATGGGTAATGAGCAATCTATACTTGTGGATGAGAATTACAAGAGTGGTACAATTCCTACACAGGAAAGCCTGGAATGGGGATGGGTGAATCAGTGGTATCAAGGCATTAAGATTGGTCCAGACATCTACCACATTAAACCATTCAAACTGCTCAACTATTGCCCTATTATAGGCACCACCTTCGAGGTGAAGAACACAGAAGCCAAGAGTCTTGTAGACCTGATGAAACCCTTCCAGGTGATATACAACGTTTGTATGAACCAGCTCTATAAGCTGCTGGAGAAGGAAGTGGGTAAGGTGTATCTGACATCTATTAGGCACATACCTGTTCCTAAAGATGGAGATGCCCAAGATGCTTTAGACATATGGGAAATGGAAGCACGCAACCGTGGTGTTGTATTTATTGATGACTCTCCTGAAAACCTAAAGAGTCCATCTAGCTTCAACCAGTTTAGAGATATTGACCTTACACGTACACAAGAGATACAATCTCGTTACACGCTAGCTCAACAAGTGAAGAATGAATGTTGGGAACTGGTGGGTATGAGTAGACAAAGACTTGGATCTATATCTGCTAGTGAATCTGCTACAGGTGTAAACACAGCTGTACAACAATCTTATTCTCAAACAGAACCTCTGTTTGTAGCACACGAATATGTTATGGGACAGCTCTATCAAGCAATTATTGATGCTGCCCTATATGTAGAAAGCAAGAAGCCTCAGTCCACCCTTAGCTACATCACTAACGAGGGTGAAGCAGCTTTTGTTACGGTGAATGGTACAGATCTCAGATTCCGTGACTTGAAAGTGTTCCTCACCAACCGTCCTGATGACACTAAGATGTTTGAAGAGCTTCGTCAGCTGGCTCAGCCTCTGATGCAAAATGGTGGAAGCTTGTACGATGTGATTGAGCTGTACAGCACCAAGTCTATGAGACAAATGAAGAAGGTGTTCAAAGAGCTTCGTGACAGACAACAGGCTATGCAAGAGCAACAGCTCCAGATTCAACAGCAACAGGTGGAACAACAGGGTCAGATTGCCCAGGCTCAATTAGAACAAGCTCAAATTCAGAAAGAACAAGAGGTTGCTAATGAGAACTACCAGAACGAGCTAGACAGAATCAACAAGAAAGAAATAGCCTTGATAAACGCTGAAGCTAAATCAATGGGCATGGGACTTGCAGATGTAGATGCATCTGGAACTCCTGATGTATTGGAAATCAGCAAGTTAGCTACAGAACAAGACAAAGCTAGCAAGGACTTCCAAGCTAGAATGGCTGACATAAATGCCAAGAACAGACTAGCTGCTGAAAAACTGTCTGTTGAAAGAGAAAAGCTGCAGGTGGCTAGAGAGAACCAGGCAAACGATTTAGCCATTGCTAAAGAGAATGCAAAAGGAAGGGCTAAGAAACCTAAGAAAGAATAATGGATATCAACGATATACTAGATGACACCATGGAGTTTGATCCTACGCCTCATGAAGACATCACAGCCTGCATACAGGCAATGGGTGTTGTTGAGGACATGGACACTGTTTTGCTGTCTGAGAGTGAGGCTGAGATGGTAGAAAAGATAAAGAGGATGTCACTACTCATTACTTATCAGGCACTTAAAGAAATATTTGAAGCGAGTCAATATGGAAATAACCAACCCCCACAAAGTTGAACACCGTAAATTAGGTAGAGAAAAAGCTCATGGATTGGCTTGGGATGATAAGAACAAGATAGAACTAGACGTTAGACTCACTGGATATAGGTACTTACTCACGGCCCTTCATGAGCACTTCCACTTAAAACACCCTGATTGGAGCGAGACAAAGGTGACCAAAGAGTCCTCCAAAACAGCCAGATTTCTATGGAAACTGGGTTTCAGGTGGGTAGAATTAAAGTAAGTTAGTTATACTAAATTACATTAATGCTATATTATCCGCAAAAATTACCTATATAGCCATCTAACTCTTTGTTATTCAATCAGTATCATCTACTTTTACAATTGCATAAACCAATCAAAAACAACTACATATGGCTGAGAACTTAGATAGTCCGTCATTTGGAAATTTTAGTATCCAAGACACAATGGAAATGGGACTTGGTAGCCAGGAGCTCATGAACGATTTGATGGGTCCTGAAACCTCAACAAGCAACCCTGATGATATTCAGGAGATTGTGAAAGAGGCCGCACCCCCTGAACCCCCCAAGGCACCAGATGTGCCCAAGGGTAAGGAGATTGTCCCAAAGGTAGATGGTCAAGAACTTTCAGGTCAAGACCTGATTTCTAGCTTCCTGGGAGATAACACGGAAGAAGAAACACAAGAGGCTGAACCTCAAGAAGTTGCAAAACCAAAGAAAGCTACCAAACTTGAACAAGCTCCTGCTGAAGAACAACAGACAGAAGAAGGAGAACAAGAACAAGTGGTGAGCCAGTTTACAGCCCTTTCAAGGGACTTGTTTAAACTAGGCGTATTCTCCAAAGATGAAGAGGAAGAAGATGTTAACATTGACACTCCTGAAGCTTTTCTGGAAAGATTCCAGAATGAAAAGAAAAAGGGAGCTATTGAGATGGTGAACAGCTTCATCGGTCAGTTTGGTGAAGACTATCAACAAGCATTCGATGCTATATTCGTAAAGGGTGTTAATCCCAAAGAGTATTTCGGCACTTATAATAATGTAGTGAGTTTTGCTGAAATGGACCTGTCACAGGAAAACAACCAGGTGGCAGTGATTAAGCAAGCTCTGGCTGACCAAGGATTTGAGCCTGAAGATGTTAACACAGAAGTGGAAAGGCTTAAAAACTATGGCGATCTGGAAAGTGTAGCCACAAAACACCACAAGGTGTTAGTGAAAAAAGAAGCTCAGAAACTAGCTCAGATGGAGCAAAAGGCTGAGCAAGAGCTACAACAGAAGCAAGCTGTTAAAAGTCAATACATTAACAACGTTCAGCAAGTGCTACAAGAAAAGCTGAAATCTAAGGAGTTCGATGGTATCCCCATCAATCCCAAACTAGCTAGCGAACTACAAGACTTCCTACTGGTGGATAAGTACAAGACAGCGTCTGGAGAAACCCTCACAGACTTTGATCGTACCATCCTGGAATTGAAGAGGCCTGAGAACCATGCAACAAAAGTGAAGGTGGCTCTGCTTCTTAAAATCTTAGAGAAAGACCCTACACTTTCCACCATTCAAAGAACAGGCGTTACAAAGAAATCTAACGAACTGTTTGGGGAAGTGGCTAGACAAGTGACAAGAGCTAAGAGCGCACCCACAGCTGCTCAACAGCCTAAACAAAATTCATGGTTCTTATAATTTTCACTAAATAAAAGGATAACAAAATGGCAATTCAAACAATCCCAGGTTTAACTGGCTTTACCTACGCTCGTGTAGCCTCTATGGACAAGCGTGCTGTTGGTAAATTGACCGATGCAAACCACCTGGAATCATTCCACTCTACAGAGCCTGCTGACTATGATAAGAAAATCATCAGTCTTTACACCCAGAGCTCTTTGTACAGCAATGACTTCCTGGACATGATCAACAAAAGCACGCCTTATTACATTGATAATAATAGCGATGCTTGGAAATGGCAAGTGGCCGTTCCCTACAAATTCCCCAAAATCATCGATGTGCCTACATCAACTCAAGAGTTGACTAAGCCTGGTATCGATGGTCAAGAGTTCCAATTGGTGCTTGACACAAACGAGTTCTCTAAGAACGCAATCGTTTCTGTTGGTTCTCGCCAGTATGGTCCTCGTTTCTATGTTGTAAAAGATCCAGTTCCTTGGAACATGGGATTCTTGTACAGCTTCACTCTTGTGAGTGACAACCCCACTGTAGACTTTGTAAGTTCTACATTCCTTCAGTATGGTATTGAGCTTGAACTAGTAGATGCTGCAATCGGTGAATTCGATCAGGATTTATTAGGTCTTCCTCGTTTGGGAGAGCAAATCACTATGTTTGAATCTTTAGGTTCTGCATATGGATTTGAGCACAAGATCACTGAATGGGCTGATGACAAAATGATGCGTGATAGCGCTGGTCGTCCTTTGGACATTCTAGTGTATGCGCCTCAGCGTAGAAATCAGCTTCCCCTTACACGTAATGATGTTAAGTGGGAACCCTTTATCGAGTTCTGGATGCGTAAGAGCATGTTAGAGCTTAAGGTGAAGCGTATGATTTGGTCTCGTCCTGGTACTGTTAAAACTAACGGTAGCAAGCAAGAATTAAAGCGTACATCTGCTGGTGTTTATCATCGTATGCGTAACAACGGTAACCTGGTTCAATACAACCGTGGTGAGTTTTCTGCCAACCTGATTCGTTCTGTGTTTGGTGACCTGTTCTATCGCCGTGTTGATGTTAAAGATCGCCGTGTTAAAATGTACACTAATGAGGCTGGATTTGACGTGTTCCAACAAGCTTTGAAGACAGACGCTTTGAACAGTGGTTTGACATTCATGGCTGATAGCGGAAACCGTTACATGCAAGGAGAAGGACAACACATCACTTACAACTTTGCATTCGATGCAATGGTTACACGTGAAACTGGTCGTGTTGAACTTATTCACTTGAAAGAACTTGACCTTCCTCAATCTAACCTAGAATTTGGACAGAACAAGAAGAGCACACCAGTATTTATGGTATTTGATGTGTCTCCAATGTCTGACGGTTCTTTGGTTAACAACATCCGTGAGGTGCGTATGAAGGGTGCTCCTTCTATGACTTGGGGATATATCGATGGAACTCGCCACCACTTAGGCTTTGCTAAGTCTCAGGGTATGAGCTCTGCGAACAAATTCCCAGGATACGAAATCTGGATGAAGGATCGTTGTGATGTATTCATTGAAGACCTGTCTCGTACAGTGTTGATTGAAGAAATCCCACAATTCTAATAAGACTACAGCTCACGCTGTTCTTATAACCTACCGAGAAGAGATTGCTCCCCCACTTTCAGGGTGGGGGTGCTCTTCTCAAACTACAGAGATGGGAAATGAGGAATTCTCATTTGCCAAGAGGTTCAATCCTCACATCTCTGCAAATAAACCAAATAAAACAACTACATATGGGCAAGATTGGAAAAATCTCAACGCTGAAAAAAGATTACAACAACTCACAGATTCAGACAATGCAAGGTGGTCTTTCTTTGAGAGGTTTGACACGTATTCCTGGTACAGGGGTTTTTAAATATCCCTACAAGGAGCTAGATGGACAGTATAGAACAGGACTTGATCCTAACGCTGCTTACATCCGTAGAATCGCTGACCCTCTTGAAAGAGAGATGGAAACTGAGCGTGTAACAAACTTAAGAAAGAAACTTGAGGCTGCTCTGGGAGATATTGATCTAGGTCCTCGTTCTAGTTTCTGGAACTACGGACTATCCACTTCTTCAAACGATGGACTGCATGTACAGCCTGTAAAGCTTTCTGATGGGGACAACTATTTTGACCTATCTATTCCTCTACAGGAATTAGCTTTCTCTTGGCTCCGTGTTCACCCAACAATTGCAAGCTCCTATCAAGCATGGGAGCGTGGTGAATTTCCTGCTGACACTCAGTTCTACGTAGCTGATGATGAGATTGAGAATGCTGTACTGTTCAAGAAGAAACAACTCATCAACAAGGCTATTGTCAAGTTTGACAGTATGACCCCTGATAAGAAGAAGAAGGTGGCTCGCTTGTTGGGACTGCCTGTTACAGACAACACAACAGAAGAAGCTGTATACAACCAGGTGGATAACCTGTTAAAACAGACAGAGTTCAAGGCTGGTAAGTACCAAGGACTTTCTCCTGTAGAGGTGTTCAACAGGTATGCAGACATGAAAGAAAACTTGCTCCATATTAAAGACTTGGTTAAACAAGCTCTCACTCACTCGATATATAGACTCAAACCTAGTGGAAAGATTTATGAGGGAGAGTTTGAAGTGGCCAAGGATGAAGATGATTTAATTAAGCTGCTTGCTGACGATGATAATCAGGACATGCTCCTGACCCTTGAAGGTAAGCTGAAAACTAAGAAACTGGCCTCAGTATGATACCTGTAGATAGTTTATTGTATAAAATCGATCAACGACTAAATAAACTATCAACCAACGTTCATCAGCAAATCAACCTCGAAGACAAGATCTTGGCTCTTAATGAGGCACAGATCAAGCTGATAAAGCAGAAGGTTGATGGAATAAGTGTGATTAGTGGCCTGGGACTAGATTCCTTCAAGAAGCGTTACGAGGACCTCCAAAGTTTGGTGGTTACATACAATCATCAACCTCTTAACCTCACTCTTAAGAATGCCGAACTAAATCAATGGTTTGCTAATCTACATCTCCTTGTTCCCAAGTATATGTTCTACATTGATAGTTATATACTGGCTGACAAAGGGGTGTGTAAGGACAGGAAGATCTGGATAAACAGAGACTTGGCTAAACATGGTGATCTTCAGTTTATTCTGAATAACGACCATTACAAGCCTTCCTTTGAATACCAAGAAACTTTCAACTTCCTTTCGACAGATGAAATATCCATCTTTACAGATGGTACATTCACTCCGAGCAGGATATATATGTCTTACATGAGATATCCCCAATACATTGATAAGGTGGGATATACAAGATTTGACGGCACACCTTCCATAGATTCTGACTGTGAGTTGGAAACATACCTAGAGGATGAACTACTAGACTTGACAGTACAAAACCTAGCTATGTACACTGAGAATCAATCTGCTGTACAGAACTCGGTTTACAGAATTCAGACGAACGAATAGATTTTTCTTAACATTTAAAATAAAACAAAATGGCCGATTTTTCATTAACTACGCTCTTCGTGGTTCCTGTTGGCTCAACAATTGCCAATAGCGGTTCTACGCAAGATCTAACGCCAGGCAAGGTTGGTTTCTTCAAAAGCGACTATACAGTTGCTACTGCTGCCAACATCGCTGCCTCTCCCTACTTCTATGTAGCTCAAGGTCGTACAAACACTTATCTGCAAGGCTCTAAGCGTTCAGATAAAATCAAAGGTTGCCCTACAGCAAACTGTAACTCTAACGTTACAGAATTCTACAAGGTGACTGGTTGCCCTACAGCTGCTACACAGGTGACTGATGTATCTGGATGGAATGTACAGTGTGGTGACATTGTTACCCTTACACTTCGTGCTCATTCTAGCTACATTGACACTCTGTATTTTAACGGTTTCACTCGTAGTGTTGTTGTACAAGCTCCTTGTTGCGATTGTGGTGGAGATCCTTGCACTATTGTAGATGTACCTGCTCTTATCGATCAGTTCATCTATCAGCTTGAGCTCCAGGCTCCTGGTAACAATCCTGACAACATTTCTTTCAACACATTCTATCAGTTCCAGCGTATTGGAAATGACCAGAATGCAATCCTCCGCATTACAGGTAAGCCTCTGACTAAGTATGGCCAGCCTTGTGATGTTGCAGCATTCCCTTGGGAGTATGACCGTATGTGGTTCCGTACATTCGTGTACAATGGACCAGCCACTACAGCAGACTTCATCGTTGCTGATGCTTGTAACATTGTAGCTGAAGCCACTATTATTCAGCGTGCCTCTTATCCTAGCGGTACATCTGGAGAAATTGCTCAATTGGAGAAAAACTTCTACAGCTACCAAGCTGGTTATTTGAAGCACCTCTACAGAATGGCTGGTTATAACGAGAACTTTGAAAGCTGGGTGAGTGATGGTGTTAACTACGACACTTATTACATCCGCTTCAATGAGTATAACAAGTCTGAATATCAGTGGGGTGACTACATCATGGAAGATAGCACTGTAATCATTGCTGTAGAGAATGGTTCTGCTGCTGCTACATCCGTGAGTACTATTCTCACTGCTGCTCTTGGCACAATTCCTGGTGATAACACATGTGTAACAACCACATCTACTACCACCACAATTTGGTCAACTACTACTACTACATCTACCCTGATTCCGTAATAGTAGAGAGCTAGCAAACAATATCATATTAACCTAAGCCAGAGGTGAGAGGATTAAAACTCAGATCCTCTGGCTTATTTATTTAAAAGCAACATGGCCTTACAATTAGATATACTGGTGGTGCCTACGTATAACACACTCACATTAGGTGTGGCTGATGCATCCATCTATCCTACTAATCCCCCTGTTGTTTCCTCCCCCACTATTGAGATTACAGTTCCTGGTTTTGATATCGTTAGCCTTCCTTTTAATGTTAACGACTTTAACATATTCAACTCTTTGTCTCTCGGCTTAACAACATTTGGTCAACCTCTTCTTCCTCTTCCTGATGGTGTTTACAAGTTGAAATACACTGTAGCACCTGCTTACGAAAACTTTGTTGAGAAAACAATCATTCGTGTAGAACAATTGCAAGAGAAGTTTGATGAGGCCTTTATGAAGCTAGACATGATGGAATGTGATAGAGCTATCAAAACCCAACAGAAGGTTAATCTTAACACCATCTATTTCTTCATTCAAGGCGCTATTGCTGCTGCAAATAACTGTGCTGTGGCTGAAGCAAATAAGCTTTATAATCAAGCTAATATGATGTTGAACAACTTTATCAAGAACAACTGTGGGTGTTCTGGAACCAACTATGTATTAAACTTCCAATAATATGGCAAGCTGCAGAAAATGCGGAGCTAAATTTGGCTGTGGATGTCAATTGATAAATGGACTCTGTGCAGCCTGTAACGCAGAACTTAACAAAGTAAAAGAAAGCTTTAAAAATGTTATCTCCAAGATTAACAGATTGTGTAGCCTGTAGTACCATTCCAGCTTTGCTGAATGATATTGATTGTAAGCTCAAGCTTCTAGCAAACAATCTGTATAATAATGTTGTGTTCTCTTTAAACCATCCTATACCAGCAGGAGCTATTCTGGACTTGCTAAACTACAAACGTATCCTTACGTATAAGTTTTGTAATCCAGACTATGCTAGCTGCTTTACGGTGGAAATGATTGCTAGTAGAGTTAAACTGTTGATAAGCAAATGATTTGGGGAGCTGTTTGTGATTGCTGCGTTGAGGAGATGATAATCTACTATTATCCAAACAATTGCATTCCTCCAAGTCCCACACCTACAACATCTACCACTAGCACCACCACTACAATATATGTCAATTCGTTTCTGAACAAACTAAAATCAAGATAGATGTCTACAAAGAACTGTTCTAATTGTTTTAACGGCTGTGCTGAAATAGTTTCAGACCAGTGTGTACGATATACAGGAGTGGATGTTCCTCTCTTAGGTATTCAAAATGGAGACTCTCTCTCATATGTAGAGCAAGCTCTGATCACCTTTCTCACTTCTGCTTTAGATGGCACAGGAATCAAGCCCACCATTGACCCAGACATCATCTGTGATGTGGTGAGTAAATATCTTCCTGAATGTGAAGATCTTAATGCTACCAATCTATTTATTGCTCTCATCAAGGCTATATGTGATTTACAATTACAAATAGATGATATTGTAGCTGACATAGCTGTAATTGAAGCCCCATATACAGTGGGCTGTCTTTCAGGTGTTACAAGCACATCTGGTACACATGCCATCCTCCAGGCTGTTATTACAAAGCTCTGTACAGTGGCTGTAGACCTAGATGCTTTAGAACTTGACGTAGCTACCAACTATGTAAAGAAATCAGAGCTTTGTGCTCTGGTGGCAGCTTGCACCCCTGCACCTGGTGTAACACAATATAAGGACCGCATGGTGCCTTACGCAGTGGTGGAATACTATGGATCGCTGGCTAATTTTGACCTTACGGGTGCAGGTATAGCTGCTAATGGATTTGATAAAATCTACCTTTGCAATGGTGCTAATGGCACCCCTGATAAGCGTGGAAGGATTCCTGTAGGAGTTATTCAAGGAGTTCCTGGTGGTGCTCTCAACCCTGCTGTTGATCCTGCTATTGCTGGTAACCCTAACTACGCTCTAAACGGTACAGCTGGTGCTAACACCATCACACTTGCACCTACACAAATTCCTGCCCACACACACGTAGCTACAGCTACAAACGTTGTAACAGACCCTGGACATACACACTTCACTGTATTGTCAGGTAGTGATACCACCATCACAGCTGCCACCCCAATTGCTAAAGAAGCAGCTTATGGAGGAAATACTAGCTATCTTTTGGCTGGTGTTAATGGTACACCTGATTTGGGCATCACTAGTTCTAGCACCACTGGTATAACAGGTGTAAGCATCACTACAACGGTTACTAATGCTTCTACAGGAGGTGGTCAGTCTCACAATAACATACCCCCTGTTCTTGCTTGTTATTACATTATGTACATCCCATAAAACTAATATAAATGGCTTGTTTACCAGGAATGCCCTGTTTTGGACCTACAAAAGGTCCTGTATATCCAGAAGGAATGGGTCCTTGCACTACACCATGTATTGATTCTCAATATGTTATATACGATGGGCCCAACCTTCCTTGCTCTGGTGTAAGCACTGGCACAAACATTGAAGAAGCTCTTCAGGAAATAGATCATAAGATTTGCCCTGAAACAATCGCTGCTGCCATCTTGATTCTGTTTAGAAATAACCCAACGTTCAATCTTGCGTTTTGTGAAATTGTAAATGGCTGTCTTCCAACCACTACAACAACTACCACCCTACCATGATTGTAACAATAACATTAACAACTGCTGGAGCTGATACAGGCCCGTTCAATCTCTATTCAGACGTGGATGGATTCATATCAGCTTTTGAAACAGGTGTTTCTAAAGCAGCTCTTCTGGCTGGCTATACAAGTAGTCTAGTTCCAAATGGCACCACTATTATTAGAGTGATGTCTTCCAATGAACTATGCACCAACTTTATAGACATCACAATTAGTGGGGAGTGCACAACCACCACCACCACAACAACGACTCTACCATAACTGTATTAAAAAACCCTGTTTGTTGGTTTTCAGGGAGTTCTCCTGGGGGTATCTACCCCTGGGAGTTTTTTGTTTATAACCAGTTTGGTTAGCCTTGTTAACAGAAAAGGTTAAAATAATTTGGAAATTATTAAAAACTTTCGTACCTTTAGGGCAATTTTAACTAAACAAAACCATAAATGCTTGAGAATCAATCTCTTCTGCAAAAGCTAGAGCAGATGCTCCACTGGAAGAAAAGCAAAAAGTTTTACGCAGACAAACTAAATACGTCTGAAGAAGAAGTAGATGCACTGATGAAAGAGCTCAAAGAAATGCAATGCTCTGAAGCAGAAGCTGGAAATTACATAAGTGAGCTTGAAGACACGGTGGTGAGATTTTTAGAAGATGTACAGAAGGGAACAGGTGAGGTGGTGATAAACACCAAAGAAGAAATCAAGAGCCTGGAGGAGTTGATTGAGAAGTGCAAGATTGATACAAACAAGTGGGAGATAACTAAATACGTCCAAAACTACTGGGGAAATGTAGAACAGCCTCATTATCAGGTGAAAGCTTGGTTGGGAAAGAAAAAGGATGAGCAAGTGTTCCAAGACTCATTCATCACCTTTCTAGGCACCTATACACCTAGTGCCCCTCAGATAGTAGCTC